TAGACATCCTGGACATTGCCACTTTCCTTCCATAACAATGCTAATAGGAATTCGTATATATAGACTGCTATTTTTTTCGACTACTAAGGTAAAATAGTATGGCTAGTTAGAAACGGGTGGAGGCGGGGAAGTGGTGGTAAGATAGTACGCCACGACCCGCTGCCACCGATTAGAAGATTGAAGTGATGTTTATAGGCGAGCGGCAGCCACAAGTTGCTATGGCGACAGCAAAAACAGGCAGCTTTTATTTGACAGAGACTATAACTTTACCCGCAGCAAGTGCATCAGCAACCAGAGTTCAAGGCTCAATTGACCTTGGTGCTTATGTAAATGTAGCAACAGGGCAAGCGGTTGCTATTGACCAAGTTGATTTTATCTTTCAAGACGGTAGCAGCATGAAATCTGCTATTGCTGGAATGGTTGCAGCAAATGGTTCACTTGGATGTCAAGTAACTGACTTAAACCCTGGAACTGCTTTTGTAAGAGCGGACAATCAATCTCTTGTTGCTTCAGGATGTTTAAACATCGACAAAACTAACAACGTTGGTACTATGACTTCAGACATTTACCCAGACAACCATGGAACTGCTGCACTAAGCGAGTCGTTTATGGTAGTTAACGACACTCTTTACTTGGTCGGCGGTGTTGATAACGCTGCTTCTGGTGGATCAGATGTGTTCATTACTGCTAGAATTCGTTGCCGTGTTGTTAAACTAGGCAGCAAAGACTGGATGGCAATAGCAATACAATCAACCGCATCTGATAACTGAAGGTGATACCTTTGGTTAAGATAGAGGGGTCTCTCGATGAACTTCGAGCATTACTTGGCAGGGCTGAGCGCACTGTTGTTGATGTTACTGAGACCGTTAAAGAAGTTAAGCAAACGGCTAAGAAAACTCGACGCAAACTTAGTAGTTGGCAGCGATACATCAAAAACAAGTCTAACCATATCAAGTTCAAGAGAGGAGCAAAAAAAGGAAGACTAGATTTAGCAGCTATGTCTAAAGCATTCAAGAGGTCTAAGAAATGAGTCCTATTGAAAGATTACTTGGAGTTAAACCTTCAGAACAAAAAACTACGAAAGCTAAAAAGAAAAAAGGGGGTAAAAAATGATGGATAGACAATTAACTGCAGAATTCCCCTGGTTAGTAGCTGAAGTTGAAGCAGGATTAGGAGGAGCTAATTGGATTTTTAGTTATGCTACAGATACTAGAGACTTACCTGGTAATGTTTATGTTCAAGAAACTAAAATAGATCTGAGCGGCTATGTACAATCCGATTTGACAGTAGGTTTTCGTCGTTCTTTTGAACAAAAAGCAGGTCAAGATTTCTTTTCTTGGTATACTTACAACCCTAACATCGACTATATACTTGAAACTGTGTTAATTACATCTGTACCAATGACAGATAACCAATTAACTGCTGCACTTGTTGGAAGTCCAGGATTTACTAATTTCCCTAATCCAGCATTAGACTGGGGTACTTTTAATCGCGAACATATTATACACGGATCATACAAAGCTCATTATGCTAATTCTATTGTTGGTTCCGGTGCTTTCACTTCCACTGGTTCAACTACTTTAGTTGATTTATCTGACAATTATTTCTCTAGCTTAGAACCAACTGCAGCTGATTGTCTTTATTGTTATAGAGCTATTAGTCTTCCAGCTCCAATAGATGGTCTTTCAGAAGGCCCTAAGAAAATACAAATGCCTGCTATAAGAGTTATTTTAGATTCCTTTACAGTTAAAGAACCTGATTTAGAATATATGATGAGGCTTAAGAGATCATATGAACTTGCTAACCAGGTGTGATCGATATCAAATTAGCTGCTTTAGAATGGTTGGAATTACAAAGTCGTAGAAAACTTTCTGATACTCCAATTATATCTGATCAGGTAATTACACCATCAATTGAAGAATCAGTTCAATCTATTATTCCAGTACGTACAACCAAACAAGTTGATAGAACAACTGGGACAGAAAGAGCCTTAGCTGCTTTAGATACTTTACCAGAGATTCCAGTGCCACTTAGAAAACTAACACCTGCAGGTAGATTATACGAAACAACAAAAGCTCTAGCTGCATTATTAATTATCACTGACCCTTTGAATATTATTGATTAAATTCTAAGTAACAAACATCACATATCCATAATGCAGGATATCTTCTATCTTCAGATTCCCATTGATGATAGTCATGAACATGACCAATAAAACCGCATATCGCGCATTGACACATCATCTTTGAACCCACTTCCCTACTAACTCAGTATTGCAGCATCGACCTTTTTCATCTTCGATATCACAATAAGGCTCCCATGTAGGAACTGTTGACCTAAACAATAAATATTCTGGATGTTTTGGACACCACATTTGATATCTTTGTTTGAAAGTATTACGATCATCAGTTTCTAGAAGAGCTTGTCTAACCCATTTACTAAAATTAGGCATCTTTGAAGCGATTTCGAATGTCGTTGGACATAAATTAACCATCTTATGACGCTTCATTGTAACAACCACCATTGATAACCTGGATCAGAACAATCTTTACCGCGTATATTGTTGACGCAACAACATCTAATGCAGTATCCTGTCCATCTTTCTACTTGTATTTGGGTTAAACATCTTGATTTTAATGCCAAAGGATGCTTAATTTTTAGACATCCTGGACATTGCCACTTTCCTTCCATAACAATGCTAATAGGAATTCGTATATATAGACTGCTATTTTTTTCGACTACTAAGGTAAAATAGTATGGCTAGTTAGAAACGGGTGGAGG